AACCATTGATATCAATATTAAATCCACCAATAGTTGTAGGATCCATTGCATCTAATGTAACACTATGAGTTGGGTTAGTAGATGCTTCAGGAACAATAATTGTTTGTGAACCTGAAGTAGCACCATGTAAAGAACCATTTGAATTGATAATTCTATAGTCTATAGCGTGATCTCCAGTAGTTACTTTAGAATTGACAAATCTTAATGCAGAAGTACCTAAGAAACTACTATCAGGTAATACACCACCACCATTTTCAAGATCTAAGAACGTTTGTAAAATCAAAGTACCAGTTGTAGAGATAATTACAGAATAGTATCCACTATATACTAGACATCCATTTCCAGAAGTAGCATTTGCAGCAACGCGTCTTAATCCAATACCTTTCATTGTATAAACGGTATCAGGAAGATTTCCTGCAGAAATGTCAGCTGATTGTAAAACAGGACTTCCTAAATTGAAAGTAACATTTCCATTTCCATTAACAACTACTCCAGCATTAGCTCCAGCAACACCACCTTGAGCAGGTGTTACATAAAAAGAATTAGAATATGAAGACTCACTTGAATAAGATGTAGGAGTTGTACTTCCTGTATTCAAAGGAACTACTAAAGAACCTCTAAAATACATTGTCCTACCTATAACTCTATATTGAGGAGGAGTTGACATCCATGAAAACCCAACCATATTTTGCCATCCTGAATCTGTAAGGATTGATGATAGCGGAGTCTGCATAGCTTGAGGGCTAGAAGGTTGATTTCCGTAATTTGCAGGAGGTACTATTGGAATAATAGTATTAGCTGCTAAAGGAAGAGTTGCTGTTAAAAATTGATTGACCGTTTGATCTGCCATGTTATATAGTTTTTAGATTTACAAATTTAAACAATATTATTGAATTAACCATTTACTACCTCCTGCTGATTGCAACCAATATCCTCCACCATTGGTTACTACCCAACGGCTTGCGGTTGAAGGAATTGTACTAAATAATACAGGAGTACATAATGGAGGTGCCGGACTAACACTATTAGGATTAACTCCAATTTGTAATTTATAAGGTGTACCTGGTGATAGAGCATTGAATATTCCACTAACTAATCCTAAAGCAGGTGTTAAAGTTACAGTTTGAAGAATAGATCCTGCATTGTTTAATAAGTAAACAGTGAAAGGACAACCATTAGCAACTGAATTTGTAAATGACCAACTTACATCAGCTAGACCAGGGGTTATAGTTAATGAAGGACAATTGGCCACATTAACAATAGTATTAACAATTGTTCTATCACACATTAATCCTGTGGTAGTATTTTGCCATAAACCATTCATTGAAAGAACATAATCACTAGAAATACTCATATTTGAATTAAGAGTGATTACAATAGGATTACTACTTCTAGCATCATTCAATAATGGGATACCTGTAAGGATTTGAAGATTACCAAAAAGATCTGTAATAGTCAATGTACTTCCAGAAGGCATATCATTAAAAGGAGGGTTACCAATTAATGCAGGATTAAGAGTGATTACACCATTAGCATAACTAGGATTCAAATGGATAATTACATCATCACAATTATTTCCACAACAAGTTGCTAAATTAGTTACCGCGTTTCTTAAATCACATATGGTGATCATCATATTGTTTATGAAACTAGCAAGATTAGGAACAGGTGAAATCCATCCTGACAGCTGACCTAAGTTAGAACCAGGAATTCCTAGTGATTTAGCTTGAGCTAATGTACTAGAACAACCTGAAGATAAGGCGTTTACAACTGATTGAGGATCACCAACTGCAGATTCTAACATACATAATTCAGATGCTACAGCTAATATACCAGCCTGTAAAGACAAAGTACCTGTAGCAAGATTACAAGAATTAAAGTTAAACGTTACTGTAGGTGGTACATAAGGAGCAGGAGGAGTTGCTGTTTCTAAAGCAGTAATCCTAGTATTATAGGCTACTAAAGTTGCATTTACTGTAACTAACTGGTCCAACATAGAGCAAACTTGGGTACCAATAGCTCTAGCGTAATCTACTAAAGTCATTTGAGTTACAGTATCTCCTAAAGGAGTAACTGTTTGAAAACAAGGTGCAATAGTAACTAAACATGTATCAGGACATCCTGTTGATGTTGATCCAGGTGTAGCACCTTTTAAAGCACATAACTGATTGAGAATGAAGTTAATAAGATCTTCAAAATCTGTTAATGCTGGGCAAATAGGATCAAAACAAAGTAATGCAGGAGCAAAGTTAGATAAGTCAACTTGATCTATTAAATTACAAAGTTGTTGAGCTAATTTAGCTGTAACATCACTTATAGAATCCCCAGTGCATAATTGAATGCACGGAATATTAGGGCCTTGCCAGATTACACAATTACTTGCTACTGGAGTACACCCTGCTTGATTCTGACTACTTGTTGGTAAACCGGCCATAATTTTATCCCTTTATACAATCTACAAAAAATAATACTAAAATCCTAATGATTTCAGTTAAACTTGAGAAACTACTTTGCTACCTGTTAATCTATATAATGAACCTAGAGGTAAAGCATTTGCCGCTGATATATCATCAGCAAAATAAGGAAGCTGAGGTAATGATCCTGATATAGCATGTCCCATAATATAACTTTGAATTTGACCCAAAGTAATAATTTGAGCTACAGAGGTTCCATAAGGAACTACAGGAATTACATCAGAGTTAGTACTAGATGTAATAGGTGTAAGTTGATCTATTCTTAAAGGTATCATATTTTTAAGTATTTGTTGAATTTATTAATGGATTTTCATAACCATACCATAAAATATTACCATCAGACCATAGTAAATATGCTTGAGGAATAGGTTCATTTCTGCACGGCATTCCTGCAAAAATTGGTTGGCAGCTATGACATGTTTGTGATACAGGGTGATTACATGAATTTATTGGAGAACCATATGAATTAGATTCTTGAGTACCTAAACAATATAAAGGATCTATTTTAAAAGATAGATCAGATAAAGATTTTCTAACCCACAATTGAGTAACATCTTTATTCCATTCACATGTAGAGATACCAAATCTATATTTCTTAGTCACATTCCAATAGGATTGAGCAAAGTTTATATTAGCGTCAATATCACATTTAGTTAAATCTGTCCTAGTATAATCCTTAACAGGGGCAGGTAGAACTCTTGGTATTGCAGGAAGTGGTACAGGAACCTGTGGTAAACAACAGACACAATCCGCATAAGGGGCAGAGATTGTTAATATTGTAGGGATGGAATCTGTAGGACAACTGCAATAACTAGGTTCAGATACGGTCCAACATATTGTAGACAAGTAAGTTGTAGTAGATGTTTTAACATCTTTTACTACTGAACCTACGTACTTATGTAGATCACTTTTAACAATGATTGGGGCACTAATTGCTTGTCCTGCACAAGGTGTTAAAGTATAACAAAGTAATTCATAACAATGGCAACAATCTGCAAACTCTGTTATTAGAGAAGGTAATAAAGGAGTTGTATCAGGTTCTACTAACCAAGTAGAGTTATTACAATCAGAAGCTACAGATACTGTCCAACAGTATCCTGGAAATGTAGATATTTTAATTACAGGAGTTAAAGGACTTCCGCTAGCAACATATGCTGAAAAATCATCTTTGAATTTTAAAGGTGCATGAGCTCCATTACATTCTGTAAGGATGTAGCATATTGGATTACACTGAACACATGTTGTGTATAATTCTACATTTAATGCAGAAGGTGATATGTAATTTACATTTACTCCTGTAGGAGCCGGAAGATTATTTTTAGATATTACTTGCCAGCAATATGGACCTAAATCAGGAGATATCTTAATACTTGCAGAGGTTCCTACATAATTTGATAGGTCATAACCTGTGGTATAAGTATTTGATACAGTACCTTGGTTTGAACAAGCCTGTAATGTAAAATATGGTTCCGGATTACATATACTGCAAGAACTGTAACTTTGAATGCTAATGTTTGTAAGGAGGGTACTATTAGTACAATGTGTAGAGTAAGTTACTGTCCAACAGGTATTTACAAATGTAATATTACCTGTGATCTTAATCACTTTATTTACATATTGAGAAAAATTATAACTACTGTCTGGAGTTACTACATATGTTTTAGTAGGGTCATCACAACTAGTTAATAAAAAGCAACTTTGACATTTACTTGTAGGTGTTATATAACATCCATAGTTTTGTCCACAATTACTTGGTACACTACCTGGTGAACAGTTGAACCCTGTATATGCAGGATAAGTTCCTAGATTGGTTAAATTACCATCATCCACTATTGGAAAAATAGGAATGAGAGTTACACCATCAGAAGCAGTGACTGTTGCACTACTACTAAGTGGTGGTAATGAATATGTATTTTTAGTACTAAATAACAAGTAAGACGCTAAAGCAGTTTCATCTTTAAAAGCTTTTAAATCAGCTACTTGAAGAAGACCTGTATTTGAAGAACCATATATCTCAGCACCAAAAATTGCTTGAGCTCCTGTATTTGAACCTTGTAAATAAACAGTATAACTTTCACCAGCAACTAACCAGATTGGAAATACATGCCATATCCATGCATTATTAGGGGTAACAACTTCAAAATCAAATAATAAAGTTCCTTCTAATACACTACCTACTATATTAGATGTAACTGGGCCGGTACCATATATACCACCAGATATTGAAATCTTTATTAAATCATCTGCACCAAAACCTATATAATAAAAACCTGTTGAAGATACTGTTGGTAAGCATTGAGAAAAACCAATGAACCTATTGAAAGGATACATTACAGCTGGAGATGGAGCAGGTGATACACCTCCATAATTAGGTACTTTTGTCCAAACACCTACATTATCTAATCTACCAAAAGAATATTTTGTAGGATCTGTAATAGGTCCTGCGGTACCTGATGGATTACCCCAAACAGTATTTATATCTAAAACAGCAGTTCCATTAAGTGTTACAGCGTTACTATTACTATCTGTAATAGAATTATAACTACCATTTTTAATAGGGTAAGCACTAAGTGAAGGTTGTGCTCCAACAGGTGTTCCAAATGGAATATTATAAAAAACAGTTCCATTTTTACCATGGATGCCTACTTCTGAATTACCTACTTGATGAGGAGTTATTGAAGGGTTACCAAATTGATCTTGATAAACAACTTGACAAACTTGAAAGTAATTACCTGAATTAGCTGCACCAGTAGAGTTAGTATCAGTATCATCACCAAGTAACGCACCACTTTGTAAACCAATTCCATTCCCGTCTTTACCAATGCAATCTGTACAATAGGTAGTTGGTCCAGTGCAACCTGAACCATCTTGATTAGGAGTATAACCATCTGGGCAACCACATGGGATATACTGATCAGTAAAAGTTTTGTAACATCTACTCTCTAATGATACCATTGTATTATTGTTTTGGAGGTACTACTGTACTAATCTTAGTTAAATTTTGTTGATGTATTTTTGCATTGTAAGCATTAACACAATTTGCACAGACAGATCTTCCATCAGTGGCTATTTTCTTTTGACATCCGCAGGTTAATTGAGCCCCGCAATTAGAACATTGTAGCATGTTAGTTGGTTTAGGTTAACAAGAAAGGTTATAAAATTTCGCTAATTTATTTAATCTCTGCCTTGCATAATTATAAATTGCCATACCTGCTTGAGGATTTTGAGCAATCTCTACCTTAGCTTTTGCAGCATCAATTAAAGTTTTGATAAACTGTGCTTCTCTGATCTTCTGTTCTATTTCAATATCAGGGGCACAATTAGAAATATCCAACTTACACAATACATTCATATAAGTTGTCATAATGGTTGCTATTCTTAAATGATTGTATTCTACAAAGACAACCTCATTTGGGGATACACTCCAACGGATTATATAGATACCATCAACTAAAAAGTTATTATAATTGTCACAATTACTTTGTTGAATACCAAGATCACAAGCTGTAATATTAGCTGTAAATAATGGGGCCCTATTAGTAATTACAATAGGTAAATTAAACCCTGGAGGAGTTATTTCCAAAGTAGGGCAAGTGATGGGTAAAGAAGGAGCATAAATAGATGTATCCACTATATGAATAATGCATGTATTTAAGAAGTCTGCAATATCTAAACTCAAACTTTGCTTTGCCATATATCAAAGGTATAAAAAAGAATGAGGGAAGGAAGTATTTTACCTCTCCTCCCTCATCTTTTTAATTAGAAATTAATTAACTAACAACTACAGTGTAAACTTTAATTTGTGAACATCCTGTTGTTTGATCAGTTACAGCTAAAGTGAAGCTATAAGTTCCTGCAACTGGTGCAGTACCTGTCAACAATCCGGTTGTAGCATTAATTACACAAGTACCAAAAGTACCGTTGGTGATTTCGTAAACATATGATCCACCACCAACCATGGTAGCAGCCAAAGATTTACTTACAGCACCGCTAGCAGTTTCTGTAGCGTATGTAGCAAAAGTCCAAGCACCGCAAGCAGCAGGACAAGCAGCTGTTACAGGAGCATAAATAGTAAGAGTTACACCAGTTCCTGCAGCACCTAACCAAGTTTTCATAGCGGTTTCAAAAGCAGATGAAATACCATTTGTAATAACGTCTAACAAGTAACGGTCATTATCAAACATTCCAGAAGGGTTATTAAGTCTTGGAACATTATGAAGAATTTGGTAACGTGTATATAAGTTAGCACGTTGAATTGCATTAGTAACATCATATCCTTGAGTTACTTCGCGGATACGTAAATCTTTACTAGTGTTAAAGTAGTTTTGCATATATGATTCAGAAAGAATCAAATCACGTAATACTTCTTCACCAAGACCCATTGCTTGACGTGGCAAACATTGTGTTTCAACACAAATGCTAGAGAACGTACAAGGATCTCCTATTTCATCAACCATTGAAGCATAAATGTTCACAGGTTGTTTTTCAAAGAAATCTGAAGGGTAGAAAGTGCAATCTCCAAAACGGGTATCAACAAACGCACCTGTCAAAGACATACCAGCTGTTTTACCAGTGATATAACCAGGAGATACATAATTATCCCAAGTTGGAATAGCTGTTCCAGTTACTGTAAATGTTGCAAGAACACCTGCTTCACCTTGTTCAAGTTGAGGGAAACGCAATACATCACCTACTAAATAACCTAAACCAGGAGTTTCTACAACTACAGTTGTAATAACACCACCTGATACAGTTACTGTAGCAGTTGCACCTGCACCGTTATTAGGAGTTCCGTCAAGACCTTGGAAAATTACATTGTAATAAGTTCCATCAGTATAAAGAGTACCACCGTTAGTGATAGCCAAAGAACTGATACCAGGTTTAGCAACGTTATCAAAATATTCTCCAGTTGTTCCAGGAGCATACCATGCACCACCTAATTGGTCATAAACCACAGGCATAATGAAAGGACCTACAATACGGCTATTCATGATTTGGGTAGCCCAACCAATCATAGCAAGAGTTGAATCAACTGGGGTTGGTGCAATGCAACCTGCAGCGCAACATCCAGTATAATAATCTACTGTCCAATAACCATTACGGCTTAATGCACGTAGTTCAGGAGAACCTTTAACATCAATACGCAAATAATATGTTTCATCACATAAGAATTGGAAAGCACAACTTGTGTTAGTTCCCAACGCTGGAGTCAAAGAAGTTCCAGTTTTAGTGAAAGGAGTTGTTCCAATGTGAATTACGTTTTGATTAGCAGTAACAGGATCAATCCTATTAAAGTTAGATACATAACGTGGGTTAATCAATTTAGACTTGGTAGTCTCTTGATAACCTCCTGCAAAAGGACCAATCTTGTCATTTTGATAAAGAGCAGTACTAACTAAATACAAAGGAATACCGTTTATAACTTCAGTAGAAGAATTTCCTACAGCAAGTAATGCACCGTTTCCATTATTAGTTTGTTGTGAAAATAATCCAAATGAACCAACACCTAAAGCAAAAGGTGCAGCAGTTTGAACTAAGTTTACAGATTGAACACCAGTTTGTCCATTAACAGTTGGTACACCAGCCGTAATGTCCACATAACCGTGGTCAACTTTTACAGATACACCAGCACTGTAAGACTGAGAAAATTTGGTTCCCACCAAGATTTTTCTAAACGCGTGATTAAAATAAGCCATGTTTTTTTGGTTTTAAATTTATATACAAAGGTTAATTATACATTCAATATACAAAACTTTTAATGCAAAAACAAGAATAATGTTAATTATTTTGTTCTGCAGCACTTTCTTCTCTTCCTTTTTGATTTAGAGATTCTATATCACCTGCTAAAATTGCAACGGCATCATCAATGATAACCTCTACAATATCATCTTTTAATCCAGGATCTACATCTGCAGTAGACACTGTTCCAGTATAAGGGTTCATACAACCTGAAACCTGAATTTTAACGGGTTGTTTATAATAGATTAAATTTGCTGAATAAATATCAAATGCTTGGTTTGTATAGATTCTAATCTTGTTACCAATAAAAGTCATGAATGTTTCAGCCCATTCAAAACTTGGTTCTTTAAACTTATCAAGTAAGTCATTACTGACATTACCTTCTTCTGTTTCATAAACAGCCATCAGGCGTGGCTCTTTGCAACATTCTTTAGTTGCAAAGAGCTCTAACCTTTTGAATGAAAAATAATCTACAGGCATTGATAATGTCTCAGAATAAATAGGTAAGACATTCAAGTTTAAAGGAGCAGTTGTCATTAGAGCTTGTAAATCATCTACTCTTCTTGAAGACTGCTCATCCCCTTGTTTTAATACATTAGTTCCAGCAAGTTGTCTCCGGCACCATTCAACCTGTGCCTTATTAAAAACTTCTACAAATTGCCAACACTCAACATTATCATAATCCAAGCTATCCAGTTTATTCAACCGTTGCTTCATCTTGATCATGAGAGTTTGAACATTCATTTGCTAGAGTGTTAGGTATTAATTAACAATTACTCATTTTTTTTTTGAACCACCTTTTTTAAAGGCTGCAGGAGCAACCGCTACTTTAGGGTTCAAACCTACTTTGGTACCTTGTTTTACTTTTGGAGCTTTGCTCACAGCTTTCTTAACAGCCATTGTTTTTAGTTTTAAATTAGACTTATTGGTTTATTAATTGTAAAGATAATAATTATTCTGTAATTACAACAGTTGCTCTTGCAATTGCTTGAGCCTGAGTCCAATCTCCTATATCAGAATAAGAAGGAGTTGTTGTAGAATCCCATAAAACAATTGTTTTAGTAGTTGAATTCAAAGGGCTATTATCATCTCCTAAAGATACATCAGCTAATACAGCTGTTTGAGTATCTCTCCACTGAAGGATGTTAAAAGAACTAGTTGTTGCAACTACTGCAGGTCTGATAGTTACTGTTGTGGGGTTTGTAAATGGTACAGTTATCATAGTTATACAGGTATATCATTTTTACCCCAAGGCTTATTAGCTTTTGTTCTGGCATCCCTGTCAGATACACGTCCTTGGTTTTTAATTTGTTGAGCGTAAGTAGTTGAGGCATAAGCTGCTGGATCCTCCATCATCTTATTATAACCATCTACTAAATCATTAAGGTTTGCACCGGTTTTTTCTTTTGCCATGGTTTTAGTTTTTATTCATTCCAGTGTTTTTCCACTGAATTGAGCATTTTGTGTAAAATTTGATCATTCAACGGATTCTTTAGGAACTCTAATACATCACTAGGATTTCTACCCATTAATGCAGATGACTCTACATGATAAATAAACCCATCACTCTTGGTAGCAATAAACTTATAAAAAGTAGCATCTTTGATCAAAGCTCTTAACTTAAGAGTTTCTATATCCAACACTGCAGTATCAATGAATTGTTGGGCTGCACGTTTCTTATTAGTTTCAGAACCTTCACCATTAATATACTTATCTACTTTATCATAGAGTATATCAGTAGGAGTAGATTTTCTATACTGTGGACTATTTGTATCCAATACCTTAGCAACGTACATAAACTTAACAAGATTCTTAGAGAAAAGCTTCTCCATCTCAGATATCGCTTTATTTTTAAGTTTCTTGTATTCATTGGTGGATACCACAGTATCTTGATATTTATCAAGGTAAAATTTAGGAGGTACCGCCATAGCCCTGGCTTCTTCATATGATTTACATACTATAGAGAATCCACCTGCTTCAATTGCCATTAATTTAATAAGATCATGTGGATCTTTCTGAGGCATCAAGTATAAAGGATCATTACCTACACGGATAGATACTTTACTCCAAAACTGATCATTGTCAGGTTTCAAAAGTTTAACTTTATTCCAAAAATCTGGATCTTTAGGGTCAATTACATTAGCTGCTAAATCTCTTTCTAATTGAGCAACTACCTCTCTGATATGAGCAACTTTAGCTTCTCTTTGTTCTTCAGGTAATAACTTAACTTCTGGAGCAAACTCATTTAACCCACTTACATATCTTTTAATACCATTAAGTTCAATGCAAGCTAATTGTTCTTCATGAAATACTCCGTCATATAAAGCCATGTTATACTTTTCCAATCCCATATTAGACATTGAAGTGTCAACATAAGTCTTTACTGAAATAGATCCCGTTTTAAGTTGCGGATAACTTTCTACAATTGATAAATTGCTCATGATAATTTAGTTTAGGTTTGTTGGTTGGTTTTGGTTAATCTATACGCTTTTGAGCTGGGTTAGAGTTATGAGCTCTGCCTTACGGGGCCTAACATTAGTACCCAGCTTATTCTAATTAATTAAATGCATACCATCTTGTTCCTACATATTGGAATTTCAATGTTGCACCAGAAGCAATAGCAACAGCAGTGTTTACACCTGCGTTAGTATTTGATGAAGCGGTAACAATAGATTCTCCAAGAGCAGGAAATACATTCAAAGTATAAGCACCGGCATTAACTACAATAACTGGTGCAATTGGACCACAAGGGGTACATGCAGCAGCTGCAGTCAATGAAGGTAATACAGCACTGTCACCAGTTGTAGCTACAGTAGTAACTTGGTTAAAGTTTTGTATCAATTGTGTAGCACCGGTTTGTCCACCACCTGCTTTTGCAGTAAGGCCAGTCTGAGAACCAGACCAAGCATTAAATACTGCAACTAATGCATTAAGATGTCCAAACTTTGCCAATTCTTGATCAGGACTATGTTTAATATAGGGATCAGGTTGTGCTGGATAGAAATTGTTCATGTCTGTTTTTTTTATAAAGTTAATAAAATCAGGGGAGAATAGCCTCCCCTGATTAAAATTAATTAGAATGATCCACCAGTGATTGGGTTTCTCATAACAATTTTAAGAACCTTGGTAGGATCTTTAACCCACAAAGCAGGCATTGTTTGAGTCATCATCACACGGTATCCATTGAAGTTACCATTTGATTGGAAACCTTGGGTACGTCCCATGTAATCCATAGTTCCATTTTGGTAGAACCATTTCAATTGATTATCCCAAGAAAGTTTCAACAAGAAGATGTTGTCATTTCCAGTATCAGTAACGTCAAAAATAACAAAGCTATAAGAGCTCAATGGACGTCCATCAATGATTGGGTTTTCAATATCATTGGTATGCAAGTTATCAAATGCAGGATTCAATACAAACTTAACGTTTGCCAAGAAAGGAATAATGTAACTTGTGTAAGCAAATCCAAAATTCAAATCCATTCCTTTACCAGTGATAGCACCAATTTCAGAAGCATTAACCACAAGACCAGATGATACAGCCTCACGTTTAATAGCATCATTAACTAGTTTCATACCTCCAATACCAGTTTGAACAACCAAAGAACGTTTAGGATCTGGACCTTGGAATTCAACTTTACCAGCATAGAAATTGTAAAGTTCTGATTTAAACAAATCTAAAGAAAAACCTGACTTGTTATAAACACGTTTGAAAGAAGAATCCAATTGTCTCCAAAGACCCACTGACAAGCGGATATCATCTGGACCATCTTGTTTAATTCTTCCACCATGTCCCCACATCAAGTAGGTTTCAATATCAGTTGCTACTTTTGATAAATGAGCTGCTTCTAAAGTAGTCAAGAATGTGCGGTTCAATTGACCATTAGACATTGCTTTTTTAACATATTCCTTACCCATTACAGTAACCATGTTTTCCATAGAAGTAATAGAAGGGTCAATGTTCTTATCAAAGTTTCTCCAGATTTCAGTTACAGGAACTGTACCATCTGCATTAACTCCACCCTTGATCATAAGATCTGCACGGCTAGAAATTGAGTAATGTACATGAGCTTCAGAACCACCTACGTAGTTATAGAACTCACGGAAACCTGTAGAAGTACGGATGTCAGAGAACCTTTCACCATACTCACCACGTGCAGAACCTTTACGGAACACACGGGTACCTGATGCTAAGTACTTGTTATCCAAGAACTTGTAATTGTCATTGTTAACCAATGCAACAGTGTAGATGAAACCATCACCAATAGGCATGATATCATCAGCAGTAATGTGCATTTCAACACCGTTGTATTTGTCATAAGTGATGATATCACCATGTCCAAATTCACGTTTGTTTAACTTCAATTTGAAGGTAGTTCCATCAACACCTTTGTTAACATTAAGTGGTTCAATATCTTCAATGATGTAAGGAAGATCTTGTACAACTGGTGTTTGCCATTTGTATTCACCACGTGCGTTATCAACCATGATAACGTTTTTACCACCAAAAGATGATAATTGATACAAAGGCATTTCTACCTTTTGTGCCATTGCCCAAATGTCTACTGGACCCAAATCCATTGGTTCCGCAGATTTCATCATATTCACTAAGTGGTAAGAGTCTACATGGGAAGTAGCCTGATACGCGGTATCTCTTAGGAATATACCATTATTTAATACTGGAGTTGCCATTTCTGTTTTTTGTTTTTAGTTTATTATTATTGTTTGTTGTTCATTATCTTGAAAAGAAATTGCTTGTTCTTTGAATAGTCCTTTGCTTAGTTGAAGTTGTTTCCTCAATAGGTTGTTGACCAGTTCCTTTTCTTGAAGCTTCTTCTGTTTTTAAAGTTCTTATAGTAGCAGCTACTTGTTCTTGCTTTCCACCTTCACGCAATTTGGCTTTGTACTCATCAGGGTTAGCTAATAACCAAAGAGCTTCTGCAATTAAACCATGATTAGGTTCTACAAATTGATACTTCTCAAGTAAATGACCTAACAAATTAGTAGGACGTCCACTCATAGAAGGATAATTAGGAGCTACCAAACCATTATAAAGCATACTTTGTGTTTTCTTATCTAACTTAATTCCACCAAGTTCTGCAGGTTTCAAGGTTTCATACACGTTACTCATGTAAGCTCTTGAGGCATTTTCTTGATTCTTTTTGTTACTTTCTTGTTCAGCTAATTTCTGAGCAACAACTTGCTCATTCATTGCATCCAATTTTGGCTTAAACTTATTAGCTTTTTCAGCTAATTTTTCCATGTCTTTCCAGCCATCTATCTCTTCCTGAATCTCTACATCATCACCAAATCTAGTTGCACGGAGATATTCCCTTACAATATGTTCTTGATCTTGTGGATTCTCAGGGTTTAAAGATCTTGTTTCTTCTACTTGAGCAAGTACTCTAAATAAAGTCTTCATATCTTTTCCACCATCTGCATGGTATTTAGCAGCTACTTGTAATTCAGGAGGAAGAGATTGGAAGAATTCTACAGGAACTGATTCCCTTATTCTGGCTTCCCTGTCTTGGTGGTTAGCTTCATAAAGTTCTTCAAAGTCTTTTGTGCTGTATTCTTCAATAGGTTTACCGTCTTCAAAAGGAACCATGATCCCTTTTTCAATAAACTTTTTAGTAAGTTCAACCATGCTGTCTTTATCCATTTTAGGACGTCCAGCACCTTTATTTTTATCTGTAGGATCATTAGGGTCACTTTTAAATTCATCAACAATAGCTTTAAATTGATCAATTTCCTCTGCTGTTGGTACAGGAGCACCTGGTACTATTTGATTAGCAGCGTTTGCAGTAGTAGGATTTGTTTGAGCTTCTTTAGCAGCTTTAGCGGCTGCGTCTTTTACTGCTTGTGCTTTAAGTGCTTTTTCTTCTTCAGTTTCTTTAGGTGAAGTAAATGACATATCTACTTTACTTGGTTTACTAAAGATATTAGGTACAACTGGTTCAGTAGATGTAAGAATATTGTCAGCACCTGGAGTGCCCAATAGAGCATCTAAGTTGTCAATTTCTACCCTTTGAATGTTTGTAGCTTCTGTTGTGTCTGCCATGTTTTCTATGTTTTAGCTTGTTGGTAAGTACAAAATTAAGATTTAAACCTTAAATGTTTAAGTTTCAAAAAAAATTTTGCGCCCAATATAGCTATACTAGATTTCATTACTTTTTCTTCTTAGCGTCCTGTGCCTTTTTCTTAGCAGCAACATCATATTTATTCTTATTAGTTCTAGCAATTTCAAGTGCTTTTTCTGAAGCATCTCTTTGTGCTTGAATCTTTTCTCTTGCAATATTCATTTTATCTTCATGAGTTCTAGATTGGTTATCAACCTTTTGCTGATTTAGGTCCATAGTAGATTGATATACTTTGTCTTTTTGTAAAGAATCCATATAATCTACATAATCAGACTGAGCGTTATTATTAAAGTCTTTCATGGCCATATAACCTGCAGCACGGATCTCAGCTTCAAGAATATGTGATTGCCTATCTTTTTCATTTTCAGATGCAAGGAATTCAGCTTTTTGTTGTTCTTCAGCTTGTTTAGCTTTAAGCTGTTCTTGTTGCATATTGAACTCATGTTCTTGTTCATCCTTCTTAGCCTTGTCAGCTTTCTCAACGGAATCTTTAAGGATTTGCTCAATAGTAGCCAAACTGTCAGACTTAATTATATTAGCCAGATCATAGATACTAGCTCCAGTATTAGGATTACTCATGGCCATTTGCTTAAGTTGATCTACAACATTACGCATGGAAGCTTTGGTAACTGCAAATACATTGATATCTCTTAATAGTAAATCAGTGCCATTCAACTCAAAGAACTTACGTTCTTCATTATTAGTGATATACTGTAGTCTATTAGTTGGATTCTTTGTTTGATAGTACTGGGCCAGATCAGTTCTCATCTGATGTACGCGTGGCATTAAGTAATCACTATGTTGAATAAAGTACATTTCTGTTTGAGCAAAAGATGCATTAACTGCTATCTTGGCCCCGGTTGCAGTTGATTGCTCCAGGTTCTCTCCCATACGTTGTTGATTAACACCTATGATTTCAAAAGCTTGTTGTTTAAAATACTCTCCTAATTTGATACGGGATAACAACCTATTGGTTTGTTCCATATCTAACTTTTGGAAATGAGTATTACCTATAGCATTTTCTGTATTAGCAATAGTACCATCCAATGGCAAGATTTGGAAGTTCTTCATTGCCACAAAAGCTTTAGCATAATTGTTCTTACCCCAATCTTCTCCTAATGAATGTTTAGGTAATGCATTCTGATCTAACATGATCACAGTACCTAACTCATCAATTAAGATATCAGCTATTTGATTGTTAACTATATTATAACCAATTTGATATGGTTTCATTAAGTCAATCATAGCTGTTGACCTGGTATTTCTATCTGTAAATACCGCACCTTCTACAGGAAGTTTACAACCATAAACTGTACTATCACCTTTAAATTGAAACGGTAGTCTAGATATTGTATTCTTATTGATACCTAGATACATAGGTGTTACACCACCGCTATTAGGCATCCCCCAGAAGCTAGGTCTATTAGGTCCAATTTTAACTCCACCCCATGTTTCATTAATCCAAATCCAATCAATATGTTCACCAAAGACCAAATTATCTTTATCTTTTCTCTTGATCAGAGTATTGTTATATAATGGTTTATCAGTTATCTTATATGTCTCATCTACTACATCCATAGTAGATACTCCATTTTCATCAATCTTGGTTAGATGTCCAACCCGGCGTTGTGATTTCCAATAAGCAGTTGTTACGCGTAATAGGTAACTTGTACCTAAATCCAGGTAATCTTCTGATTCAGAAGTAATCCAATTCACAATATCACCCCCTACTTGCATGTTATCCCACATAGAAGCATACTGTCTCCATCCTAAAGATGGCATATTAGTATTCCATTCATGAGATCTAGTAGGATCATAATAAGTTCCATCATTTTGGAAACCTTGTACAGCCATACCAGCAGACCTAACCGGGTATATAGCCTCTAAAGATTTAGTCTGATCTTCTGTCATGATATAACCATAACGGTCAATTACATCAGATACAGTCATCATTTCTATTTTACCTACAGCATTTCCTTGGGAAATATATCTAGTTTCAGGAGACTTATGATAAAAAGTAAGTACTGGGTTCCACAGTTCTACTTCATAATCATCTTCCATCATTTTAAAATGCCAAAATTCTCTATCAGTAATTAAAGAATCTCTAAAGCCACGCTCTTCTAATTCTTCCATATGGAAGCGTTCTTTATCTATAGCATACTGATGCTCAGCCCATTGCTCAGGAATATTTTGATATTTCTTAGTAAAAAAGCTTTGAATTTCAGGAAGTGATTTAATATTGTCAGGAGACATTTGTTGTTTAAAATCATCACTCTCAGGATCTACACCCATCTCCTGCATCTTTTGTTGCATCTTTTGTTCTGCATCTGATACCAAAGCATCTTCTATTTGCTGCCTTTTCATCTCAAACATTTCATTGTAAGAGTAGTCATCAGTGGTTTTGTAGGTGATTTCTGTATTTCTTTTAGCAAATTCTGTCACCATTGTGTTGATGACATTGGGGATAATAGGGTAAAACTTTAACTCAAGAGCTCCTGAATCTTCTTTAGTAAGGTTATCAATTAGATCAGAGTATTCATTATTTTCTTCTACTATATAATCCGTCCTATCAATAATCCCTTTGGCTAATTTATAATTCTTCATCAACCTTCTAGCATTACGTCTCAACTGTTTAAGACCTTGCCATTCTTGCCAATCTATATTCCAAGCAGTCCATTGTTCATCTTTTTTATCCCTGGGAATAAATTGAATGGGTTGGATGAGTGTTCCTAATCTATTACCGTCAGCTTTGGCGCCTGACTTTAATTGCATTCCGTTAAATACTTCCATATTACTTTAAGTTTTTAAAAGCACTTCTTTTAACTGTATAATTGGAATCAGGAGATTGACCCCTTCCTCCCATATGATTAAATGCACTCTTAGACAATTTATACAAATTTTTTGACTTTTGCAAGTCTTCTTTTGATTCTTCTACTCTTTTTTTCATCCCTCTATTAGCTTGTTGCACTTTTACAAAGGCAATTAAAGCACAAAAAGAAACTAATCTATCCACGTTTAAACCCTCTTCATAGGCTGCCATTTCTTCCAGAATCATCATATCTGGAATCCTTTCTACCCCATAAATGGTTTTTACAATGGTACCGTCCGGTTTAGTTTCCTCATCTAAATGTTCTTTTAAGAATTCAATTCCATAACTAAGAAGATGTTGTTTAAACAGTGTACCGGTATTTCTCCATCCATACTCTTGATATACATTGGCATTAGAACCTATCTCTTTTAAGAAGATCATTTGGGTCTTTGGGACCAGGTACTTTTGCTTCTTTCTTTCAATCATATGTCTAATAAACAAAGGTACGTTGTTTTCCACTACCGTCCACGCATTATACCATTCAATTATCTTTTCTAATCTCTCATGTGTTTTATTAACATCATCAAACCGGCCACACCAAGATGCTACTATTTTGTCACCTTCAATATGGGTTTGTGGTCCATCAGGGGTATTCTTAGTTACCTCTATTGGATTCTTATAAACAATAATAGAACAAAGGGAGTCTGAAGTAGTTGTCTTTCCTTCAGACACAGGATCCACAGAAGCATAGTAAGTTGCAAAAGGAGCATTTGGAATAGGTCTTTCCCAAACTACTAATACCCCTTCTTTATCTTCTGTCCGCATAGATATTGGGAATTCCCTGATAGGATACTTAGTAGATGTTTTAGATTCTACTTTTCCTAGAGCATCATAGCTAAGTTCTATAAATTCATACGCGTATGTTTTCTCTTCAATCCTTTGTTTCTGAGCACTGACAAGATGTAAAGGAAATACAGAGGCTTTTCTAAATGCAAAAGCTTCAGCTATATTCTTAGGACGTTGAGAGATCCTTAACTGATAAATATCAGGTTGAAGATCTTTTTTCCATATAAGTCTTTTGTCATCTATGGCTTGAATGGCATCAGCAACTAAAGAGTTACCATAGGAATCTATATAGGGTGGCATAGACCATTGTTCTGGGATGAACAAACCGGATACACCAATGGTTCCTTTGTCATCTAAAAGGTTGGTATCCACCGCGTAAATGTTATTAACCTCTGGGTATAGAATCATTTGTTTAAGAGGTCCGCACTGATCTAAATCACCCACGGATCCAGCTGCTATAAAAACACCAGTAGTAAGATCTCCAGATTGAAGAGCCGGTGTGGCAAATTCATATGTGGCATCCATCTTAGGGGCAATACCCGCTTCTTCATGAAAGAATATTTTACAAGGTCCCCCTACACCATTAGTAGGATCCTTATCAAAAGTTAATCCTTGAATGGTTCCTTTCAGACCTACCATGGATTTTTTATTACCCTTTTTAGATTCAATTTGTTGTTGCCACATACCTACTTTACCAGGAGTCATTGGCCGGTACCAAGCAGTATGTTCATTTAAGAAAGACATATATTCATTTAAGAACTTCCAAGTTCCTTTTTCATTAATGTAATCTTTATGGCTAGCCCCCATTTTATTAATGGAACCTTCTTCAAACCAAATCTGATTAATCATTTTAGCAGCGTGATAATAACTAGATGCTATCTGACGTTTCTTTAAGATGGCTATATGTCTATAATGTAATTCAGCTAAGCACTCATATAAGGCCATATGATATTGTGCATCCCTTACTTTAGCAAAACCAAATTTAGCAGACTCCTTATCATATATAGGAAGAAAATTTAACCACATGTAATAATCTCTAGGAATATACCAGGTGTTTTTATCATTCACAAATATAACCCCTCTTCTACATTTTAATTTCTGATCATCCCAATAGTTAAGAAAATCTTTACTCATATAAGGAGCTGCACAATAAATCTTAGTTTTATTCCAGATCCGGGCCTGCTCATTAAACATGTAACTAGTCTCATCAAAGTTATATTCACCAGGGATTTTAAACATGCTTAATACAAAATCCCTAAAATCTTGTAAGGTAGCAAATGATCTAAGAGACCATGTACCGTTTTTCCATTGTGGTATATCTATGTAGTTATCCATTATTTTTGGTCATAAGCTGTAAATGAACCTCCGCGCGCAGAACCTTTTTGTTCTTCCATAAGATCTTTATAGGCACCTTTATAAGCATCTCTTACCTCATTATATTTAGAGGCCGCATTAATTAAAGCTGTTAGGTTACCATCTCTACCATGGGATATGCTTGTGCTACCCATGTAAGTAGCCAATCTATCAAGCATGCTTTTAATACCATTAAAAGCTCTTAAGGTTGGGGTTTCATATAAAGTGTGACAAAGAGCTAAAGCTTCTTGAACAACTGTATCTTCTGTTGAAAAGTCCACACCAACTTCTACAAGGATTAATTCCTCTTTAGTCTCTTCAGGAGTATTAAAGAAAGGATTAATCTCAGGGTTAGGACACGTCATATAAAAGAGATATGAATAAACCTTAATATGGTTTTCAGGATAAGCTTCTTTTACAGCCTTTAGCTTCTTTAAATTATAACAGTGTACACTAGGTATTATAACACCATTTTCTATATCTATCAAACTAATTATCATTATTTCTTGGTTTTAATTAGGTGTCTATTACTTTTTACATAGTTAATCATGTCCTGAACTTCTTTCTTATAATAAGGTAATTCGTGAACCTGTACATCCTTTACTATAAAGTTTCCTTGTTCATCCTTTTTATAAAGAGGATATCCATGGGCATCTTTACCTTCACTTTCAAAAATCACATGTTCTATGGTTAACTTACCAGGTTTTAAGTTGTGATTATGTTTTAGAATCATGTACATATACAAACTTAATTGAATACCATAATGTACAATGTGACAATCTTCTAGATGAGAAAGTGGACCAGTCATCATTGTAGTAACACCTTCCCAATTAGTGTACCCATTGAAATTTAGTTTCTTATTGGTTTTGTAATCTCCAATATTAACATGATCATTGATAACTTCTACCCTATCTGATTGTCCACATAATCCTGCAGATACTAGATAAACAAAATGTTCTGGATAAATACCATTAACAAGTTTTTGTTCAGGTGCAATTTTAATACCCTCTTTAAATAATGGTTTAAATACAGGAAGTTCTATACCATCTCTTACAATTGTATCACAATCAGTTATATCTTTTTCTCTTTGATCATGATACCAGGTACCCATGTCAGTTGCGCGGAAGCCTTCATTATCCCATATATTTCTTATAGATTCCGGATTCATTCCATACCAAGTAGATTTCTTATTCTTAGAAGAACTGATAGAAGACTTTACAGAATCAAAAGGTTGTTTAAAGTGGCTTACAAAAGTTGTTACACTTAACCAATCTATTAAGGTATCTACACTTTTGTATTCATGTTTCTCAGGAGTGAATGTTAGTATCATTTTCTTTAGATTTAATTTGTTCATTAATAGCGTTTTCTTCTTCTTCAGTAACCTCTGCTTTCCAGCGGGAGTCATCACAAGCACTAGATAAAGATCTTAATTTAAAAGCTAAAGAACATCCACAAAGACCACAACATGGATTAGTTCCTGGTACCATACATTTACTTCCTTCAGTATCTATATGAGGACAAGCCTCACAGATAGCTTTACGTTGGGCAGCAATATCTTCAACATGCTCCGTCTTGAACAGAGAGTTTTTTACGCCTTCTAATATTTTGCCTTTTTCTTTCCAGATTTTTATAATAGAGTTCTCCATGTTTTTTAATTATGTGTTGTTTTTCTAGTTCATATTCTTTTTTAGTATCTGCAACTAGTTTTTCTAGTTTAGCACAATACTCAACAGCTTCATTGTATCTTTCCATTCTTCCAAACGTTAAAGGTAGTTCTGACTGTTCTATTTTAGATTTAAGATCCTCATACCTTTTTTCCAATTTTAAATGGTTAATGGTAAACACTCCAAAGTTTATAATCTTGATTCTTAAAAACTTTAACGTATTCATTTTGAGTTTAATCTCTTTCCAATAGAAGTCAACTATACAATCAACTAGTTCTTCAGAGTAACCTGTTTCTTCAGCTGTCTTTGCTATTAGTTTATTATACTGTTGCTGGTTCAACTCTTAAGATTTTATAGTTAATAAAAATATTCCCTTCAGTTTGAATGTCAGGAATGTTAAGAGCTATCTTCTTTTTATTAGATCCTTTCTTTATAATCAAACCTTTCTTTTCAGCTTTAGTAACTGCATTCCTTACAGATTGACTACAGCCAAAAATCTTATTAGAAGAAGCATCATTACAAAATTCTCCTAGAGTCTTCTCTCCTGTTAATGCCAGGAGAGTAAGACAACTAAGATCTAAATCAGATATAATTATATCTTTAATATGGCAATGCATAGCAAGCTGAAGCTTGACTATACGCCATAAATCCATACGGATTTGTTTATCCACTTGTGTTAATGAAATTGCCATGTTGGTTTAGGTTTTCTATTACGCTTAATATAAATTAGACTGATGGAGTAGCTATCTCTTTCAGAAGTTCTTCAACCTTTTTTCTATCAGTTGAAAGTCTTCCTTAGATGTATTTATGAACCCCATCTTCAGGAACCTCTTCTAAAGCTTCATCAATTAATGTATCATTAAGTTGATTTAAAGCATCATCTAGGTCCTGGATTATAACTGACATTGGAACCTTGTTCTTAGCTATGAGAACTTTAGGCGCTTCTGTATTACTATAAACTATCTGTAGGTCAACTTTTATTTCAGCCATGTTTATAAAGATTTAATTAGTTCAAGTAATTGAGGTTGTGGTGAGCAATCAAATTTATCCTGACGTACATTGGTATGTGTCCATAATCCTCCGGTACCTTTTAATGCACCTTGGTTAAGTTCAAAAGCTGTAGCTCCTAGTGGAACTAATTGCTTTAAACCTACTGACAAATCTATAGAATGAACTTTAGCCACATCTAATATCAATGCTTTAAGGCTAACTAATTGAGCATCAGTATATTTATGATAGTAACGGAACCCTCTAAAAGGTTTACCTAAATCTACTACATCTGATTCTGGAACTGCTTTATTAACATAGTTCAAATAGGTACCATTAATAGTCTTTGTAAGTGGTCCGTAGTTACAGATCTCAATAGCAACTGATTCACTATTCAATTGAACATTGTTTGCTGCATTAAGACCTAGATGGTAGGCCCAATACTTATCATCAAATGCGCGGTACACCTTGCCATCAAAGTCAGTGTTACCATCAGTAGTAGCTTTACCACCAATAACATATGCAGTAGATACAGGGACATGATGTCCTTCTTTATCTGTTGCTGATTGCCATCCTGAAATAGTCCAGTCAGGACGGTTACCACCTGCAGTATGGTGAATGTAAATAGTGTTCTTCTTAACAACTTGTTGAAAGTAAACACCCGGGGTTAATAAGTCATCTGTAAAAGCCATGAGGTTAAAGATTTAGGGATTTAGAAATATTAGGAAATAAGTTCTTAAAGATATCAGAAATTGCTAAAGCAATCTCCCTGTGTTCTAATTGAGTATTCTCAGCACACCTGATTTGCAAATAATGGATCCAACTTCTTACAGAACCCTTCATGTAAATCTTAGTTTGGGTAGTTAAAGGGAGTACCATACGCGCACATTCTTTAGCCACACCTTTATCTAGAAGGTCTTTATATAAACGTTCACTATACATTATATGTTCTTCAATAAGTTTTTGAGCATCTATAATACCTTCTAATGTATTGAACATTTTAGGATTGAAGGATTCTGTAGAGGATTGTCTATTCTTTTCAGCTTGTTTTCTTAATTGTACTGGCTCAAATTCTGTAGCCTTAGAATACCTTTGGGAAAATTCCTGAAAAGAAAAGCTTCTGTGTCTCAAGATTTGTTGAGCAATAGCCCTAGATGTTTCAATTGAAACAGTCATATCAACCATTTCAAATGGGGACCAATGCTTATGTTTAATCAAGAAAGCAATCAATCTGTCTGCAGTTTCCATATTCATTTGATTCTCTGGATTGGAAACCCTAGCCGTATATACAATGATCTCTTCAGGTAAAAGATCTACACTAGATGTATGAGATATAAGTTCTACTTTCATCTTAGCTCTTTTTAAGTTTACGGATTTGGTTTTCAGAAAGACCATTGCTGGTTTCTTCTTGTTCTTCTACTGGAGGTTCTGATGCTACTTTGTTAGTGGGAACTTCAGGCATTTGTGGTTCAGGACCATCTTGTTCTTCAGTGTCTTCATCAGGTTGTTGAGGAGCCATCATTTGAGCAATTCTCATACGCGCTACTTTATAACGCAGATCTAACTCAGATAATTCCACCATTAAAGTAAGATGAGCTTTCTTTGCTTTAATGTAAGATTCTTCTTTCTTCCATTGGGCCATGTCAGCCTTTTGAATTTCTTCAACTCTTGCAATATACGCGGCTATTTGCTCAGGAGTTGGTTCTTGATTTTGGTTTGCCATTGTTATAGGTTTAGGTTTAAACTTTTCAAAGTTAAACTTATTTTAGTTATTATACAAATTAATGACATTAATTTTGAAAATTAATATTGTTTAACCTTACAAGTTTAAACTTAAAAATCCCAAATCTTTTTTAAGGATTTGGGATTCAACACTTGGCAGTGTAAAGTTTTCCAGGACGGAAAACAATTAATGTTTTATACCAAAGAAATGATCAAGAAACCAATGATACAATCCAATAAGGATTGGGGTACCAATGATAAGTCCACCGGCAATTTTACCTTTAAGTTTTTCATCTGACTCTTTATAAGCTTCAAGACTATCAACTCTAGATGCAAGACCTTTTACTCCTGTATTTTGATTACCTACTATTGCAGTGTAGATATCGTCTAGTTTTTTTTCTTGATCAGTGGTCATCATTGTTAGATTTATTCAGTTATGAACTCTCTAAGTGCTAATACACTTAAACCTGTAATTTGTTCACTTGAACCAAAATCATCTAATTTAACCGGATAGATTTCTACATCTACCATTGTCTTTGCTAAAGCGTCTAACAAACTTTCAGTCTCTGCTTTAATTTCTGGTGTAGGGAATACATACACAGAACTAGGAACAGTAATACCTTGTTCATTGATTACGTTTTGTGTTTCAGTAACAGGATTGCCTTCACTGTCTTTACTACAACGTGACTCAAGGATGTTTTGACGTGCAGCATCAAACGTATCAATAGCAGCTCCTACAGACTTAATAGTCTTAGCAGCATTCCAAGATACTTTCAACGGAGCCTTAGATTTAGACAACTCAATAAGAGTAGGTTGAAAAGATGCTTTTAATTCTAAGTTGGAAATGTTAATAGTCATAATAATAGTGTTTGTTGGTTTAGACAAATTTAAGTATAATTTCATTTGGTTGTACCAACAAAAGTAAAAAATTTTACGTCAAAGTATTAATTAAAAATGTAGTGCCAGTAGCTACATAAGTGATAGCACCAATCTGACCATTACCAGAAAATGTAATTGATTTACCAGCTGGGAGAGACACTCCTAATACGGTACCTGTGGCAGCACCAACATTTTGAATAGTTACTAATACAGAACCTGCAGCAATTGTACCAGTAGATGATGAACTGATCACAGCCGGAGTTCTAACAGTTGGGTTTGGTCCACCACCAAGGGTAGATGCAATATCTAATAAACCTGTAAGGACTGAGAAGTCAAACTTCCAGTTACTTCCTTTGTTGCCTTCGTTGGCATTTCCGTTACCTAATCCCATGATATTAAAATTTAGTTATACTACAATATAAAGAATTATACCATGGGATGCAAGAGAATAATAAACTTTCTTTAGGTAGCTGGATTCTATACAGGGTCTAACTGCGCAGTGTATCTGCACACATGCTTTTACCTAAGCCTGTTATTAGTTATCTACCTTGTGTAAGAAACTATAATTTTGACAGCATGTCATTCAAAAGAAACATTCGCAAAAAGAATAGGTCGGAAGCACACTTCTTACAGAATCCTATATAGACAAAACACCAAACCTTAATTATTACCCTAATCATATCTCCCTTAAGGTATTCACTTTAAAATATTTTTCCAAAAATTTTGGACTGACTAAATGGCCACAAAAATAGTTTGTATTAGAGAGGGGGGTGGATCCTCCCTGCTCCGCCCCCGGGGTGTTCTGCTCTCCCCCTAGGGGGTCAATCCTACCTAGAAATGTTTCACCTATTAGGGCCAAAACCAGAAAGCATTCTTTTATGAGCCAGGTAATTGCCCCCGTCATGGTTAATGATATTAGTATTATTAATTTAAAACATACAGTATGTATCACAAGAGTTATTGGGTTGACGTTACCACGGGAGTGGTAATGCTTCTATTAGATTAACAACATTCCCCCATTGGGCACAATGCCCGATGGGTTTTACTATCATTTAAAACTTAAACATTATGAGAAACACAACAGAGGCATTGGATCACTTAAAGACAATCTTTAAAAATGTAGAGGAACTACAAGATAACGTTCAGGAACAACTAAAGTTGTATCTAACACATTATTGTTATCCACCCATTTTTGATAAAGATGAATTTACTACATTATCTAACAATGTAATAAAAGTTATTGAAACATTAGATAATCTTTCAGAGGTTAAGGCTTTAATAGAACGTTACCATCTACTTGAAGAGATAACTGAAGAAGATATGTAGTATTAAATAAAGGGGTTTTAACCCCTTTATTTTAAATCCAGAGTAAGTGCCCCCGTCATTGCTTATGATAATTAATAAATAAACAATTAAAAAAACAATTATGAAGAAATTTGTAACAGCATCATTTGCAGGCATTCATTTGAAAAAAGACAAGGCTACAGGTAAAATTATTACACCACATGAGGTTGGTGGATATATTTACCACGTTGACCCAGGTCAGAACCCAGCACTTGTAAATGAATTCAGAACTGTGTTGAAAGCACAGAACAAAGAATTTTACAAGGAAACACCTGATGGATTACCAACGTTCCGCAGTAATGAGGAAGCAGATGGTGAAACTATCTATCTAACAATCTCTATGAATGGACAATCAGTGTTCATAGATGATACTGAAAGATTGATACAGGAAGCAAGGTTCAAAAGCATCACCCGTAAACCACTTATGTATCAGCAATCTTACTTCAATGCTAAGGGCGCCGCTGATGTAGAACGTGAAGAGCGTGAGGCAGAGATGAAACGTGAGCAACGCAGAGCACAGATGGCCAATTACTCACATTCACAACATGCCCAAACTGCGCAACAACCTAACCCTGCACACGCAGTGTTAGAGTCTAGCGCAGACGCTAAACTAGATGAGTAAAAGAAAGGAGAGCCAGAAATGGCTCTCTTTCTTTTTTTTGCGTAGCTACCTTACTTGCCCCCGTCACAGGTAAGATATAGTTGGGAAATAAATAAACGTTAACATATAGTTTATTTATTTTATTATAAGTTATATAGTATTGAATGCTCTAAAATGCTGGAATCTGTACAGAATCCAACTGATGCCTAATGCTCACCGTAAAAACACTTATTTTTCTCTCTATTCCAAGTGATATTTTATTAATGCTCTGATTTACAATGAGTTAAGTAAAATGGTCTCCAAAATCCCCGGGAAAACACTTTCTAGTAACAGGGTGTATAATGACTTTGTGGATTATCTTCTTTACCTCTCTTGCCCCCGGCTTCGCCGTGATATTTGGTGTCAAATATAAAACCCTGAATATCAATCAGTTAATATAAAATAAACAGTTAAACAAATCCAAAAACCAAAAACAAATGAAAGCAATTTTGAAAAGTAGCTACAGAAACAAAAAACGTGAAGTAGCATTTATGTATGTAGTAACAGGTACACCTGCTGAATTGAAAGCTTACCGTATAGCACAGGGAGAATTCTATGCTGAAGATAAGGTAACTTCTCAACCATTATGGTTTACTAATCAAGCACACGGTAGATCTTGTGATCTAATCATCACTGACTCAGGTGTTTACGCTGATACATTAGATGAAGATTTAATGAATGCAGAACTTGCTAAACGTGTAAACACTGATTCAGGTAAGGAGTTAGCAAAACTTGATGCCGCACAAATCTTTGCCAATCTTAAATCTGGCACTAGACAACGTGCTAATATCACACTAACACCTGAAAATCAAGCAGTTACAAAAACTGAAGTTGAAGAACCGGTATTAGACAACGGTTCAGATGCTAAATTAGATGATGAAACAACACCGTTTTAATCTAATTTGAACAGCTGAAACCGCTGAGAATTGAATAGATGAAGTTAAGCTTGACATTGGTACAGTATAACCAAATGTCAAGCACTTCATTTATTTGATTTTACTTTAAGTAAACGCTGTAACTACTTGATTATCCACCCTTTACCCATCTAGTATTTTACTATTAATGCTCTAAAACCAAAAAAATCAGCACACTATATAGCTACATACTCACTCACGTATCTTCTTTAACTTTTTAAATTATGGATACTAATATTACTTTTCTATCTCCTCTCATAGAGACTCTTGTTATTACTATTGAGTATAATCTAGGGATACAAGATAAAGAGAAGATAGTTTGTATAGGAGGTAATGTTAAGATCTCTTATGTTAATAGAAGCTTTCTTTATTACTGTATCTTCCCGGGCAGTAAAGTATTTAAACCTGTTACCCGCGAGAATTTAATCATTCATCTGTCCCATATTAATTAACATGTTATGCCGTTACTCATTAATCAACCAAACAATAAACCTGATAAACAAGATGTTGTTCTTTACTTCCTTATAGGTATTCTTCTAATATTTATTGTTTACATTCTATGTAAATGATAGATTCTTTAGAAAGATGATAGTAACGCCGGCCCTGTTTGCAATATTATCCAGTATTCTTATCAACCTTCTCACAAATTAAATAACTAAACACTTAAATCCTATGAAACATTTTGTTGTAAAATCAATAGTAAATTATGCAGTGGCGTTTTACCTATCAGATGATGATGATTCATATGGATGGGGTAATGGTTATGTAATTGTACCTGAAGGGCATCCTGCATATGGTAAACACTATGAAGAACTCAATCAAATTATTGATGTTCATGGTGGTTTAACCTTTAGTGCATTAGTAACAGACTCTATACTTGAACAGTCTCCAGGTTTATCTTCTGAAGATTTG